GTCCCTTTCGAGTTTTTCTTTTCTGACTTTCTTTATAAAAAGAAAGAAAGAAAGAAATGCCTCCTCCGCTTACGCGGAGACCCGGCCACGACGCTTTGTCGTCGTGACCTGCCGTACCTGGCCCGATGAGTACTTACTCATGGGGTCCGGTTCTTCAGAGAAGAACTGGATCAGACCGGCTTTACCGTCGCCTTCGGCCTTCGTTGTCCGTGATAAGACAACCATTGCCTCAACCTCATACCGTTGTAAGTATTCGTTCCACTTGCTTCGCAAGTGGTCCGTCTTCTTACCCTGGAATGAGTAAAGCGATACGGCCCCGTCATCCTTGCTCCCAATGGTTAAGAGTTTCCTCTCGGCCATTGGAATTGTCTTTAACAAGCAAGCCGATGTATTCCAGAATCCCCTCATAAAGAGGTTATTCGAAGAATCAACGACTGCTTGTAAGGACGACGAGCTTGACGAGCTGTACAAGCGCCGCACATAGGCTGGAGTAATATCCACGCCTGCATACGCATCCATTCCGCATGACTCTCGAAAGAGTCCTGTGTAATAGGATTTATTCTCGTTGACTTTAAGTCCACAAGAATGTAGCGCTCGGTAAAGCACCTCGATTGCGTCTTTGGGGAGGATGATATCATCCCCAAAGACCCTGATCTCGGATAGTGCACTGTCCACCCTACTTGCTCCCCACCGGCGAGACTGGCATATAGCCAGAGCTGCGAAGGAGGCAAACAAGATAGATTGGACTGGAAAAGTGCACGCACTTCCCATCGGTGCAAACTTCTTGAAGCGATAGGTACCGTCGCCAAGGCGAAAGTATCTGCTTCGAGATGCATGTAGAGCATAAAGGACGGAATTATCTAAATCCCTTCCAAATAAATACTCTACTAGTCTTGTGGAAATCCGATCACTGGCGGCCGAAAGGTCGACAGTGGCTAGATCGCCATATGCGGAGGCATCGAGCGCCCAGGCCTGAGAATAGGCCTGATTGCGAAAGTCGATGCTTTGTCCAATAAAGGTGTCCCGCACTCTCTCTTCGAGAAAGCGTTGGATACCGCCTTGGATCCATTGATGAGCAATCGGTTCCTTGCAAATAATGCGAGGACCCTTTTGCGTCTTTGGAACGCATAAGACTACCGAAGGAAATTCTCGCTCTTCTGGTTCTTTCCCTTCCTCATGAGAGAAAAGGCCAAGATCAGGAGTAGCGAAGAAATCCCAAGGGAAGTACTGTTGCAGCTTCCTGGGCCAGTAGTTGAAGTTATACTTCAACGACCCAGAAGGATCTGCAACGGCTCCGGGACCATGCTTAGGCCGAATTGACCATGGATCCATAGTGCCTATGGCACTAGCAAATCGATCGCAGATCGATCTGTAGAGCTTCCAGTCAACCCCATCATCCTCTGCTACTGATCCGAAAAGGTCAGTATCAGATCGAGAAGGCGTACCCCATAAAGGGTGGCCAACTCGTCTGGTAAAATCAGGATCATCAAGATCCCAAGTACCAGGATGGTGATCCGGCATTCCCGCTTCAATAGCGAGGAATTCGTTGAGCGCCGCTTCCGTGCGGTGGTCATCGCATGTCATCTCCATTTTCTTCGCCATCAGTAACCACTGACGGACGAAGTAGATGGCTGTGACATCCGGGTCAGGTCTAAGCGTACCATCTTCTTTGAAGATAAGCGCCAGAAGTCCATGTAGATAACGTGGACGCTGGTCGTCTTTGCTTTTACGTCCAAAGCCGCGAGGCCTGGACTCCAAGGAAAGCGAATGCATACCCTCAAGAGCGAGGGACTTCTGAAAGAAGTCACACATCGCGGGGTGGGTTATCGTGATAAACGATAGCCCCTCATCGCGAAGTGAGCTCTGGAGGCGAGACAAGTCTCGTTCCAGATCCTCTACGATGGCCGGGTACTGAGTACCCATGTCCTCTTTCAAGGCATGGTAAAGCTCAGTAAACGTCTGAGTTTGGCTTTTCATGGAAACACCTTTCTGTGTTTTACATCCAAAGCTATGCGCACATCGTACCCATAGCGTCGTTCAGTGCAAAGCGATTAAGCTTCGCCCTGAACAAGCGCCGCTGCTTGCGCAGCTACGAGGGCCCCAAGTGCATCGGACAATTTGTTCAATGCAACGGGATCCGTTCCCTGCTGACCACGTAGGGTGGAAGAGACCGTCATGGTCTTTTCGCCCACAGTGGGGGTAGCAAAAACCACATGCTCGACAAACACATTGTGCGAGTCGAACTTGTTCCCGCCGGCCGTTTGGCTGGCGTGACGAATCTTCAGGGTATATCGCTCGGTTGCCGACAGAAGTCGGTACTCCGAACCATAGTTATCCTGATTGATGCGGGTGAGAACCTTGGCGACAGAATTAACTGTCAGTGTCAGGGTATTAGCTAGCATTTGCGTTTACTCCTCTGGAGCTTTGAGTTACTTGAGACCTCTCGATCTCAAGAACGTTAGGCTCCCGAGGATCGACAATTGCACTGCTGAAAGTTCAGCAATGTGAGGCTGTGGAAGATTGGTAGGACTAGAAACAGGTGTACGAGTTTTCCACTCGTACTGTTTCAGACCCGGAGACAGCTGAGCTGAACGACCGAAGTCGTCAGTAGCTGTAAATGCAGGGTGTGTAATAGTATCCACTACGTGGGTCATAATACACGCGCGTTCTAATTCAAGAAAGCGCCTCGAGGACCTGGCAGCGAGCCAACCGCCTACGTCATAGACGTAGTCGATAAGCCACGACCAGGGAACGAGCTCCCATGCACTCTGGGTAACGCCGTCGATAGTAAGGCCCGCGAGGGCCCTTCTCAGCTCAACAGGAGCTGGACGGCGTACTGGTGCACCATTTTCTGCACGCGCAGGCCGGTAACGGACTACGCCCCAGGAAGTGGTTTCCCGCATACCAGTAGTGGTAACACTGCTGGAAGGGATGTTTTGATTTTCGCCCCACGTGAAGTTAAATCCACGTGAGCCGGTCGTAACATTCCTTAATTTTATGCGACGCACCAGCCCTGAAGATGAATATAGCCGATCAAACTCTTCTTGCCGCTTTTCAGTGGCAAGATGGAAGTCGGCTAATTTCACAAGATCTCCAATGAGAGGCTGCCAACCGAAGTTTGCACCCACCCACGCCTTAGCCAAATCGGCAGGGTTGTGGAAAATGGGTTTTCGGTTTAGCTTAAGCCTCCCAAGATCATGGAGAAGCTTGGGCAGTTCCCGCAGTTCCGCGAGGAACGCAGGAAGCAAGATGTTAGCTCTGTACGGGTTTGCGGCGGCAAATAGCCGATTCGTAAACTGTGCATTGTCAACATCAGGAGGTTCAGGAGTAAACGACACACTATAGAGTGCACTCGGTACATCAAAGTACTGAGAGTACCCATAGCGGTCGCCATAACGTCCACTTTGTATGGACCCTTCTGAACGAGTTCGATGGAGAAAGAACGGATTGTTCCCTCCATAGTTCCCACCATTCGAATCGACGGACTCATAACCCTTACTCCGGATTTTAATCGGAGAAGGGAACTGGTAACCACTCTCATAGAGTATTACCTGTCCTGAGACATCGTCGAATTGTCTGGTCTTCACTGCCATCAGGGATATCTACCAATCTGTAGATGGAGGATCATAATGAACGAGACAAAGTCTCGCGAGGCTCCCATTTGGG